GTTAAGAGGTAAATATCCTCATTATCTGCGTTCGGGTGATAGCCTCCCGCATCAGGATCATAACTTCTACCTACATCTCCAGAAGCAAGAATTAAAGAATCATCTGCGGAAGCAAGCATCAAGCCTCCGCGTCCAGTAGTTTGCCACAAACCGCCGTTCCCGCTATTGCCCATAGCGATAAGTTTTCGTTTATCTCCTACTGCTGTTGGATTGTCTAGTACATTTTTATCTGGGAATAAAATATAAGTGCTATCAGTAGTTGTGCCTACTGTTAGATTTGAAGTAAGGGTCTTTGCTCCTCCAATTGTCTGAGTACCACTTGTACGAACCACAGTACTATCTACAGCTATTTCACCATTACTTGAACTAAAGCTAATACCTCCACCAGAAGCTCCTGAAATTGCTGCTCGAACACGAGAGTCTAAGTAATAAAGATTATTATCGCCTTCTGTTAGGTCATCAGTTGTTAGAGTTCCAAAACTAGAAGGAGAGCCTACAATATCTCCTATAAAGTCACCATAAAAAGTGTCTGCAGTTACATTTGTGTTCCCAAAGTTCCAACCCGCTAGATTGCTACTTGGCCCAAGACCTGTTTCTGCATATACTAATCTTACATTGTCAGAGTCTCCTCTTTCTACCTCTAAACCGGCCGTTACGGTTGTAGCCGGAGTTCCTGTTTGACCACTATTTACAACAATTATGTTATCTTCAACTGTTAAAGTAGCTGTATTAATTGTAGTAGTAGTGCCATTTACGGTAAAGTTACCAGTAACAGTAACATTATTTGAGAACGTTTTATTTCCTGCAATTGTCTGAGCACCGCTTGTACGAACTACAGTGCTATCCACAGAGAACTGATTAGACCCCGATAAAGAAAGCCCAGATCCTGCGGTATACGTAGTATTATTATCGGTCCAAGGAACATTTACAAACATCTGCCCGCTTGAAAGCTCTACAGGATAGTTTTTATTGTTTTCAGTATATCCAATTTTTACAAGGCCGCTAGTACTGCTTGTGGCCGTGCCTAACAGAGTACGAATTTCAGAAGCTGATTGGTCAGCAGTAGCATTTAATTCTATACCCTCTAACCTAGATTTTAAATCAGAAGTAAAGTTTTCATCTGATTGAGTGTCTGCAGAAATAGCGCCTGAAGAGATGCTAATTCCTGAACCTATTTTTACTCCGCCAAGTACTGTAGTACTTGCGGTAGGAAGTGAGTAATTATTTGCATCTTCCTCTATATCGACTAATTTATCCTTTAATGCATTAGTAAAGTCGTTTGCAGTTTGTACATCTGCAGAAAGTACTCCATTTACGTCAATCGTAACTCGAGCACCATCTTTTACTCCTCCTAGTACAGTAGAGGTTGCTGCTGGAAGACTATAATTATTTGCATTGTCATCTATAGCTACTAGCTTATCTTTTAAGTTTGTAGTAAAGTTTTCTTGTGACTGAGTGCTTGCTGTAATTGCTCCGTTAACGTCTATGTTGATACCTGCGCCTATCTTGACTCCTCCGAGAACAGAAGACGACGCAGTAGGTAGTGTATAATTATTTGCATTGTCATCTACAGCTACTAGCTTATCCTTTAAGTTTGTAGTAAAGTTTTCGTCAGATTGAGTAACCGCAGAGATAACTCCCGAATTAATATTAATTCCAGAGCCAATCTTAACACCCCCAAGAGCAGAAGCAGTAGCAGTAGGTAATGAGTAGTTATTTGCATTGTCAGCCATACCATCAAGCCTGCCCCCATCTGCTGCAAGATCACGGCCGTCTACTGTACCGCTCAAAGTTATATTACCTTGAACATCAAATACTGCATTAGTGCCGCTGTAGCGAAGTATATTATCACTTGCATCATCTACAATTGCAAGAACCATGTTGCCGCTACTGCCTGCAGTAAATTTAATCCCCTCTCCAGGATCATTTATTTGTAACTCATTAACTCCAGTAATATTATAATTACTTCCAGAAATGCCGCTCGTAAGTGTAAGCCCTGAAATTCCTCCGGAAGCTACTATTCCGTTAGAGAAAGTTTTTACTCCAGCAATAGTTTGAGCAGCTGAAGTACGCACAACTGTAGCGTCTACCGCAAAACTTCTGTCTCCAGTTATATCTCCGCCCCCAGTAAGACCGTCTCCTGCTGTCAGAGATATAGTACTATGGTCAATGTGCTCATTAGCTACAAAACCAGAAAGGTTGTCGTGAACAATAGCACTATCATTTGTACTAATACTATTCGCTGCTACACTAATACCAGTTCCTGCACCTACTGCAAAAGATCTTGAAGCAGTAATGTCCCCGCCTCCAGTAAGACCGTTGCCTGCAGTAAGAGTTACTCCGCTGTGATCAATGTGTTCATTAGCTACAAAACCTATTAAGCTATCGTGGTCAAGAGCACTACTATCTGCTGATATTGTTGCTTCTGTTCCATTTACAGAAAGATTTAAGCCTGTAGTAAAGTTAAAAGAAGCAATTCCTGTACCTTCGCTAGTACCGTCTTCTTTTACTTCAATATCCGCCGCTGCAGTTGCGTTAACAATTGAGTTTGCATCAATAGTTACACCTGATAATATAAGGTCTGATCCGTCGAATAAAACGTGCTTACTCGCATTACCGAACACCATTTTACCGCCAGTAAGGTCCATGAAGGCACCGCTTTCAGTTCCTGAAGGAGAAGCATTAGCGTCTGGAATAGTACCGCCTTTTAACGTACCTGCTGTAATGTCGCCCATATTTGCTGTAAGAGCAGATAGTGTGCTTGTAGTAATATCCGAAGCATTAATAGTTGTTGCATCAATAATTGTTGATACAATACTATTTGCTTTAATATGGGAAGACTGAATAGTAGACGCTGTAATTAATGAAGAAACTACAGAGTTGGCAGTAATCATGTCTGAGTTGATACTGTTTGCAGCAATAGTATTGGCATTTACTGAGTTAGCTGCAAGTTCTTCTGTTGTAATACTATTTGCCGCTATGTTGTTTGCAGTAATACTATTCGCTGCAAGTGTTTCTGTTGTAATAGAGTTTGCCGCAATTTTATCTGCGTTAATTGAGTTTGCAGAAATTTTGTCTGCTGTGATTGAGTTTGCTGCAATTTTATCTACACTAATACCGCCGTCTCTTACTGCAATTGTACCGTCGTCTTGTGTTTCAATAGTGCCTTCGGTATCGTCTGATAGAGTGCGAAGAGTAATAAAGTTATTTGTTGAAATTGTACTTCCGCTCTTTGTAATTTCAGCAAAAATACAATCATTTGCGTAGTCGGGTCGAAAAGCGGCTCGATACCCTGTAATATTAGATTTTGCAGTATCAAAGGTACGATCAATAAGTAACCGTGTATCAGATATAACAGATACTACTCTAGCCCCGTCTCCATTAGAGGGGGAAGCAGAACTTGACAAATTGAGAACGTCTCTCAGCTCAACACTATTATTAAACCCACTTCCGGTAACTTCATTAGATCCTTCAGCAATGGAAATAGTCCCCAGAGAAGTCCACGCAGTAGAAATAGCCGCGTTTCCACTTCCTACATCTCTATAAAACTGTAAGTTATTTAACGCAGTAGTGTCAAACTCTAATAGTTTTAAAGAAGGGACCGCAGTGTCTAAATACATATAATAAATATCTTCCGTAGAGATATTTGCTACATTTTTTGCTCCTGTAATTGTATAAGTTATAAAGGGATTCGTTACAGAAGCTACGCTTGTATTTGTTGCTTGAAACTCAAACTGATTACTACTATTTATTTTTCCTTGCGCGGTGGCGACTGCTCCTTTAGCTATTCCTTGTTGCATGCGAGGAACATTTTCGTCATAGACATCGTAGACATCATAACTAAGAGTAGTAGGAGAAGACTTATTTCCATTTCTAGAAATTGCTCTTATTCTGAATAAAATATGTCCATTAGGAAGATTATCTAAAGTTATATGCGTATCATCTGATAATATAGGGGAGTCTATTGTTTCAATATTATGAATTACTTCATAAGATACAATTGCCTCAGACCCCGGGTTTTCCCACTCAAGTAATAACTCTTCTCCAGGCTTTGATCTGTCCGACGCAAGTACAATTCTAGGGTTTATAGGCCTAGGTAGATCTACGGGCTCGTTTTGTAAATAAACAGAAGAGGGTATTGTTCCTAGCTCGTAGTCGCCATCTATAGCAAGAAATTTTTCATCAAAGTATTCTACTGCGGAAACGCCAAAAGTATTAGGAGATTCCTCGGATATACTTAAAATTTTGTATAGCCTTTTAGAGGCAGCAGTGTTTACACCTCCAGAAGTCTCTTTTAATGTCCAAATATTATGCTTTGAAGGCGTAGTATCAAAAGTGGCGGAGTTAGCAAGAGTTACGCTGTTTGAAGTATTTCCAGGGTTTGTTATAACGTGTGTTTCTACGTAAGAATAAGGCTTCCAAATAGTAGGAATAAGTTCTGAGCCGTTAGAGTCTAAAAAAGCATTGGAAGCTTTTTCTTCTGTATCTAAAGCTGTGTAAACATAAGTATCTCTACTTCCATCAGCAGGGGTATCTGTATCAGAATATACCCATGCGTAGTCAATTTTCTCTCCTTGAGCGTAAGTAGTTCCGTTTCCGTTTGTGTCGTTAATAGTTACACTAGAGCTAGAGCTATTTAAAGCTGCAGCTGCTGTTACAAGAGTACTCAACTCATACACAGAGCCAGAGTTAAAAGAAACGTTTCTATCAAATGTAAGAGTGGTTGAAGTTGCAGAAGACGTGCGGCCGCTGTAAGATACCCCAAATCTATCCGCATCTTGAACATTAATAACATCTCCAGGCTTAATGTAATAGGCAGCAAGAGAAGTTTTGAAAGACACTATTTCAGTTTGATTTTGAGCAGTCCAAAGCTTCCACTTACCATAGCGTATTGCTTGACTTTCTGAAGTCGCTCCAAAAGCTACTACATTTTCTGAGATAATTCTACCCGTTCTAACAATGCTTTCTCTGTCTTCAACTACTAAAGGCACGGGCTCATAATTAATTGTAGGGTCATTCCATGTAACTACACATTGATTAGTTCGAGTTCTCGCACCAGTAGACTCGTAGGTAAAAGCTCCATCAAGAACATTACCTTTAGTAAAGCTATAAACAGGGTCTTGTGGAGCATCTTGTACAGCAGTAATTTTACTATCTTGTGCGTACAGAATTCCTAAAAATACAGTGGCAAAGTCTTTTAATACTTTATACGCTTCAGTAGCTTTTGTTAAGAATATATTCGCACGAAACCGAGGCTCAACTCTACATGCTTTGGCATGGACAGTAGTAAGGGTAGGGCTTGTAGCTTGAAAAATAGTGCCTACAGCATTACTAGATGCACCTACAGAGCTCCAGTTCATAGAACCCGTTACTTTGATTTTGTAGAACTCTCCAATTTTTAACGGAGTAGAAGAAGTATACTCACTGCCATCTTCTACAAGTTCATCACAATATCTTGCAATTCTATACAAAGCGTATTTATCTATATCTTCTTCTTTAATCCATTTACCGGCTCCGTAACGATTATTTGTTACTATGTCATAAAAAACCCAAGCAGGATTATCTGTGTACATAGGAGTTGTTCTAAAGTTTCCGTCCCAAAATCCTTGATACTTTGCAATTCCTGTATTAGAGTACTCCCGAGGGATGTATGTAGTAGGAACTTTTACTAATTTACCTTTAAGTAAATAGCTTCTTTTTGGGATTCCATCAAACTGTCGAGAAGAAAAACTTAAAGAAGCTAGAGAGCTATAAGGATAATTAAAATAATCTTTAATTGTAGCACTCATTCTAGAAACTGATGCAGATGCTTGAACCTGCCATTTTTTCTTATCAGTATGCTTACTTAATTTGCTTCCCGTACTAGTAACTCCCATTCCTATGTGTCGGGTAACTCTGCATATTCTAACTTGAAAATCTGTAAATTGACCTACAGTTTTTCTATACGCGTCTACATTTACAACATGATCAAACTCTACGGAAGCACTAGTATTTCCTCGGTGACGAATTAGACTATCAGAATTACCAAAAAGCTTATACCAAGGCCCAAAAGCATTGTTTTGCTCAAATCGTATATGCATTTGATAAAAGGCATAAGCAGTTTCCTTATCTCCTCCGTTCAAATTTAAAGTTTGTAGTGCATTATACTTAATAGAAAATATAATCTCGTCTACTTCTCTAATCTTTGCACCTGTATCTAGCCCAAAAGAAGCCGCAGGAAGAAGGGTAGCAGTAGTAGCTAGAGTGCTTTTATCTGGATTACCTGGGTAGTCTTTACTATCCGGATCTGTATTAGGAAGTGCATCAATGTCGAATAAAGTAAACCCTAAATTTGAAGCCAAAGCCTCATCTATCATTTTTAACTCAGAAGGGCCATTAATAAGTTGTGTATTTCCGTTTACTCCTACAGATCCCCCTACTCCTCCTACAGAGGATACAGGCAGCTGATTGATTTCACCTCTACGAAAATCAACGTTTAGTTTATCAATTTTTTTAACGTTACTGTATAAATTAACAGTAGAACCCTCCTCATCATAGAGCACGGAACCATTTAATATAAAATTATAAGTACCAGACCTTGGAGGAATACCGCTGCCTTGGTATCCGCTTCGTAGTAGTATTGTATTTGAATTTCCATCAATAGAAGTTATTGTTCTAGTCTGCCATATAACTAAAGTATAAGTTTCTCCCTCTTCTAAAACATAATCAGATATAACAATAAAATTGCCAGTTTTTCCATTTGCTATAGAAAAGCTTCCTAATACAAAAACATCGTCTTTAAGTAAAAACGCTTGGTTTATGCCCGCCCCTTGACCTTTAGGGCCCGACTCCCAATCGTCTGTCCAAACAGATCGTGGAGCAGTGCTTATTGTTGCTGTAGTAGTTTCATCTACTTCTGAAATATTTGTAAGGGTTACTTCGGTAGTATAATAGTCAAACAAAGTTATACTTGAAATATTTCCTACTTCTGCCCCAGATAAATCAACGTTCTCTGAAACAGTACCTGTATAACTACCATCGAAAGTTATTGTTGCGGTTACAGGAGCGTTATCCTCTTGAGAACCTGTAGTAGCACTAAAACGTGCTTCTTCTACAGGTACATCATCTAAATAGACACCTGAGAGCCCTCCGACTAAACCGTGTATAGGGCCTTCGGAAATAACATCTACTACATTTACATTTTGGGCAATAAAGCCTGTCTTAGCCATAATTTTTTCTCTCTATTAAGTATCTCAGCTTAGTGTGGGCTGGGAGGATCCGGGGTTGGGCTTGGGAGCCTACCGCCTCCAGGCGAAGGCGCCTGCTCTTCTTGGTCTGCTCTATCGTCATCTTGCTCTCCATCTGGGTCACTTTCGGGGGTATCGGGGGTTTCTGATGGAGTAAGAGAGGTGTCATTAACAGTAATTAACGAAGACACTTTAGACTCTACATCTTCCCCCTCTACTATCAACTTAAATTGCTCAGAGCCTTCTGTCGTTAAATCTGCGTCTGGAGTAATAAATACATAACCTATGTTATTTCCTATTGCTACTTCGCCTCTATACGCACTAAAGTCTGAAGAAACTTCTCCATAAGTAGCAGCTTGACTAACATAGTAATTTAGTCGAGTACCGTCCGATAGTCCTGAAGTAGTAATTGTAAATGTTACAAGGCTGCCCTCATCTACATTTGTAACATTACTGGATATTGAAGAAATTTCTTTATCAGGGTCTGGAGTACTTCCTCCTGTAGTAGAATCTATAATATTTATAGTAGCAGATTCCTTAGGCGTGCCTGTTCCCCCACCGAATACTTCTAAAGCAAAAGACTCTGTAGTTTCTGATAAGGTATCTGACGCAGGCCGTATAGAAAAAGATCCATTATTATTACTAGAAACAGTAAAAGAGTCCGTATTCTCTACAAAATCATTTTCTATATCTAACCCGTCTGACTTAGGAATTATAGTCCAATAAAGAGTAGTGCCTTGAGCTATATTTGAAGTGGTAACTGTTATATTAGCAGAAGACCCTTCAGCTATAGAGGCAGGCGTTGTTATTCCTGTAATAGCTGGAGTACCTCCAGTACTAGGGTCATCTGATGTAATTGGGTTTATGCCGTAATCCATAAACGTTAGTTTTTCGCCCCGTACTTGAGTACTAATTGGCCTTCCCGGAACTCTTAATTGACCGTATAGTACAGGTACCGGATCTCCTTCTATAAGAGTTTGTCCTGTTCCTTGAAACAGATAACTTTCATCCTGATCGTTATCTACACTAGGATCCGGTGCCATTATCTGGTTTACACCTGTCATAGCTAGGTTTACGGCCACTCCTAGGGCTGTCAATCCTGCAAGACTTTGCGAAGCTGCCCCTAACGCCGCTCCAAAGTTTGCGCCACTACTAAAAGCGCTCATAAAACCCGTTGAATATGTAGGAACTCCGGTTGCTGCAGCCCCCACTGCCGCCATTGTATTAGGCATTAGAGCTGCAGCAGCACCTGCTGTAAGCATAGTTATAGCTATAGCAGCCAGTATCTTGGCTCCTCCACTTTTTGATCCTGCAGGTAGTGGAGTAACTACCATATCTCCTTCATTGTATTGAAGTAAAAGCTCTGCCTCAGAGTTTAAAGGGGTTCCTGCAACTTCACACACAAACCCTATATTATTCTCTTCACATTCTATTAAGTATTGTCGAATTTCAGGGTAGTTACATTCTAGGCAGCGAAACACATCTGAAAAAGACTTAGCATTCATAGTGAATTCTTTTCCAAACTTATTTCCAAGTTCTCCTTCTAAATAAACTTTACGATTCATGCCGATATATTCCTATAATGTGTCTTGCCCAGAAAGGGTATAGAGACTCTCTGCAAGACAATCTGTTTACTGCGTGATGAAAAAACACATCATTTCCTAAATAAACTCCGCAGTGGTTTCCTACGGGACTTTCTACTGCAAAAACTAATAGATCGTTTTTTTGGGGTGAAGTTACTTTTTTGAACCCCCATTCTTTTACTACTTCTTCCGTAAAGTAGTCTAATCCTTTTAACCACCAGTCGTCTTCAAAAGCAGCTCTTTTTGGTATTTTAATGCCTTCAGCTTCTAACCAGTCTCTCATTGCTTCAAAACAATCAGAAGTTCCAAAAGAGTACTCTCTACCAAGTAAAGGGTTAAAGTTTTCTTTAGGCTCTACTATATTTAATTCTAAGTCTGGATAACTAAAAATGTAATAAGGTATTCCTAAAGCATTACAATTATTAATATCATTCTCACTAGGAGTATTATCATTGTTTGTATGATTGTGAACTATAGCTAAAATATCTGCGTGCTTTTTTACTTTAAACCAATCTTCTGAAGACATAATAAAGTCATCATTGTTTTCAGCAATGTTTTCGCAGGGAAACCATTGTTTCTTACCTTTTACTATTCCTATAATACCGCAACCTTCTTTTGGGTATTCACTTTCAAAATGTTCTTTAATTTGTTCTATCATCTAAACTGCTTCGAGCCCGGGAAGCCTCCAAAAGGTAATGTAAATGTGGTCAATAAAGCATCAGTCGTATTGTTTCCTTGGAATCGTATTTTACAAGAATTTAACGTTTTTCCGCAAACATCCAATCTTTTCCAATAAACTTTTTGATTTTTAGGATTTTTATTTGAAGGTACCGCTCTTAAAGCCTCCCATATTTCCGTATGCCCATTAGTAATTGTTTTTACTTTTGCTCCTACAGCGAACGTGCTACTAGATTCCCAAAGTGCTATAGTTGTGATATCTCGAGTTATAACATTATCATGCTCATCAAAAAACCTACCTTTGCTATTTATTGGCCAAGTACAGCCCCCTTCTTTTAAAGGAACAATTGCATCATCAACAGTTACAGGAGTGTGATACCCTTGGTATTTCCAAGGACAGTATCTACCATTTATAACTCTGCCGGGCAGCTTTACAGTTTCTATATCCATAGCTGTAGCGAGCTCAAATTCAACTAGTACATTACTTTCTGAGCTTACTCTGTCAATATAAAAAATTTGAGTAGGAAACTCAACAGGAGCATTAGCTACCGCAGGGGCATCGGACTCAGTATAGGTTTTTTTAAATAAGGTTCGTCTTATAACAACTTTTGCTGTGAGTAGATCCTCATTTTTAACAATTCCTTCTTCGGCTAGAATATCTAGTATATCGTATTCGTCTTCTACTCCGTCTTCATTATTTGCTACTGTCCTTGAAAGAACCGGAATATTTGCTAGCCTTAAAGTAGGTCTGTTTGAAGAACCTGATGAATTAAACTCTACTCCTTCCACATCTATTGGTATTGCTACATACTCTTGTAAAGTGTATGTAGAAGAATTGTTTAGTTGTTTTTCGGGGAAGTAAATATTATTTTCCCCATTATCCATTCCGTCTACAAGATACACGACCGTACCTGTGCTCGGCAACGTTACCTCAAATAAAGTTATTAAAGCATCGTCTGTTTCTTGTAGTTGAACTGTATCAATTATATCGCTCATGGTTCATAAACTCTTCGTAGTGTGCAAGTAAGAGAGTGAAAATTTTCTCTAATATAGTTTATATTATAAGTATCACAAACAACTTTCATTGTTGTATTAGAAAGATTACCCCCAGTAAAAGTATCTGTTACTGTAAAATCAAAGTTTTTTGCGGCTTTACTGTCAAAAAAAGCAGCAATTAAATTTATATCTTCAGCAGTACGATTATTAAAAGATAAATTGAAAGCGTCGTCTTTTGTATTTATACCGTCAAGAACTCTTTGCTCATACCCATCGCCAAACTTTGCAGTAAGAACACGATGCTTTGAAGAACGCGACATTCCTCGATCAGCAGTTGCTTCAAACGCGGATAGCCCATTAGTATTTTTTAAGGTATTTACCTCTGGAGCAGATATTGTAAAACTAAAGGTTGACATTAGGATGCTCCCATCGGATTAAGTATTCCGCCTGCACGCTTCTGGTTATGTAGCTCTTTTTGTACTGCAGCAGCAATTGCAGCGCCTAAGTTAGCTCCTTGAGACCCGTCGGATTGTGTATTTTGCTGTGCCCCTCCCTGTCCATTCATAGAAACATTTA